TCCCGTTGAAACCAACTAGGAAAACAAAGTCTTCGTCTTCTTTTAGTGTGATGCCAGCATCTTCATGCTGCTTACGCATCTCTGGAATAAACTTTGACACCATGAATGTGTAGTGTTCTGTTCCGTCATAGTACGGTGGTTCCCAACCGTATAAGATAACATCACAGCATCGTGAGTTACCTGCACCAGCCATAACATAGCCACCAACTTCAACAACCTTTTTCATGCTGTTGTGCATGTATGGTCGTTCGGTATCAGTTATTTGTGCATCAGCGGCAAAGGTAAACCCTTTGCGCTTTTTGATGGCAATGATTGTAGTCATTATCCACCTAGTTGCGCTAAGATATCCTGAATGTTAGGTGCCCCAGGGGATGCTGCAACAGGAGCACCACCCATAGTATCGGGTCCTTGTGCTTCAACTGGAGCACCCTCGCCTGGGGCTGCTTGTGGGGCACCGCCCATTGCAGCCATCATTTCTTCTGGCGTTAGCGGTTGTTCCTGAGGTGCTTCTACTGGTTCTGGTTTCTTGAATACTTCCATAACCGAATCTTCTACGGTCTTACCATTACGGCGTGCGTCAATTACCTGAGCAATTTTCATCACGATATCCGATGGGTCCTGACCTTGAGTAGCCATCTGTGGGATAGCCTGTGAGGTTGCATTAAGTGCACCCATAAGTGCACCACGCATTTTCTCAATGTCAATGCGCTCAATTTCCTTGGATACGTTTACGTTCCATGGAAGTTCCTGCATTACAAATTCTTGTGAGATTAGGTTTGCCTGTAGTGCCTGAAGGCTGAAGATAAGGGCACGTGATGGGTCAAGTCCTGACATCAAACCGTAGCGTACATTTACGCTGTAGTCATCCTTGATGTCTTTTTCTGGGCTGTACTTAAGAACGTAAGGAGCGCCGTTGTAAGTCATCTGTGTTGACTTCTCACCAGCGAATAACTTCTGGTCCATTTCCATGGCTAGAGCCATGACATCCTGCAAGGCTTCTGCAAGGATTTGCTGACCAGCCTTGATTTGAGAATCAAAGCCACCAAGAAGTGCCTGAACACCAGAACCCGTAATTACGGATGCGTTGACGCTACCTGAGCGACCTTCTGGGTAACGAGCACCCATGCGCATTTCTTGTTCAAGGATTGCTTGTTCTTGGAAAGCACCAGGAGGAATCTCTAGAGCGACACGGCGAACACCCTGTGGGTTGGCAGTACGCATGACTGCATCAGGACCAAACGCAAACTCTTGCATATCCTGTGGAACAACCATTGGCGCATTAACTGATTTCTCAGCAGCATCCATGGCTAGAAGGCTAAAGCGAGCACGAGCAATCTGTGCCCAGATGACATCATCAAATTGACCACGTGGGTCTTCGGTGTCAATGCCTGGACGCTTAGCAATGCGAACGCTTAGTTTACCTAGTAGGTTCTTAGCCTTGCGCAGGGGAAGGTTTCCTCGTTGTGGAAGGAACAGGATTACCTGGTCTTTGTCCTCGTAACGAATCAAATCAAGTAGAGTACCGAGGTCAATGTTTCTGCGGTCTTCTCCACCAAGGATTTGGCGTTCGTACTCAGGGAACTCAACAATAAGTTCACCAATGGACTTTAGGTAACGCTTGCTATATGAAACACATCGTCCGTAGCGGTCATATTCTGGGTAAGCACCCAATGGGTTTTCTACACGAATGCGTGGCATACGAGCCTCAAAGTCAGGCTCTACAACAAACGGCAGGAAGGCATAGGTATTATACCAATCTGCGCCTGTATACATCTGGGTTTGTAACCCAGAAAATTCAACGTAGTTGTTGACAATCATGGAACGCAAGTCAGCGTTCTTCTTTGCCCTGTCAGATGTTACGTCAGGTGTCTGGCAGTTAAACGATGGCAGTGGTGCTAGAACTTCAGCCAAGTCACGAGCCACAACGTCAACGAAGTTGGCAATCATTGGCTTGGTCATGCCCTCAGGGAACATGTCAGGGTATACCGATACCATGTCACCACGGCGTACAGCAGTGATATCAGCCATACGCTGGTCACGTACTGAGTATCGCTGGCGTAGGTAAAGTACCTTGTCAGCGACCTGTTCCATTGAGAGTGCCATGAATATCCTTAAAGATAAGTTGTAAATTGTTCCATTGCTAAATCGTCAAGATTAACAACTGCTTGCTTTGCCATCTGTCGTTGAGTAACAAAGCGGCTAGTTGCGTGCCAGATTTGATTTCCAGAGTGCTGAATCATTTCCTTGGCTTTAATCTCGCAGAACCACAGAGCCATCACAACGTCTGTAGGGTTACGAGTTCCAGGCTTCCAAGTAATCAACTGATTGATTAGAGCCTTGATGCCCTCGTGGTACTGAGGGTCTGGTAGTTCAATGAGGTTATCTCGGTTGTGCTTGGCGTTTGTCATAGTACCAAATAAGCCTTGCATAGCAGCCACACCGAAGTCAGTGTCCCACTTGTTCTTGCCAGTGAAGTGGCTAGAGAATCTAACACCCTTATTAGCCAGATACTGGCGGAACTCTTCATCCACCTCGTACATCTTCTGGTGGGCGTTGATTTCAATACGTAGTTCTACTGGCTTGTAGGTGTTAATCCAGTCTTCAATGATTGCACGAATCTTGCCAGGGGTAGGGTCTGACATATTGTAGGCATCTAAGACTAGACGCTTACCAGACTGACGGTCAATCGCATAGACAACTAACGCAGTCTTTCCTGCCATAGCAGGGTCCATGCCAATTAGTGTGACCCATTGTCCGTCTCGTGGATGTCCAGCCGCTCCCACACGGAGAGGACCAGGTTTACGCATACGATTAACACAGGCGTTAACAATCGTTGGATTAAAAATTGCGTCATCGTCTATGTCCTGTTGCTGGTAAACTAGTGCCCATGTTGAGGCAGTCACCTCGCTACGTCTTGCAAAGAGTGCTGGTCCATCCCACTTTTGGTAGTAACCATCCTCATCTGGTACAGCGTCATCATCGCCGTCCCACGGACGGTCTGAGCGCTCCCAGAGGGTAACCCACTTATTAGGGTCATCGTTAATCTCAAGTGCGGCTGGCATAGCCAGGCGTGTAAACGGGCTGACACCACCAGACCAATGTTCTGGATTACGAAGTTCTCGGTATAAATCTACCGCCCCGATACGGGTACCTACGATAAGTAGTTTACCGTTCTTACCCAGACGGGTGATTACTTCCTTCTGAAGCCACTCTAACTGCTTCTCCCACTCGTGGGCATTGGCAGTGGTGATAACGTCATCAAGGATGATAAGGTCTGCACGAGCACCGTAAATCTGACCACCAATACCTAGCGCCTGAAGCGTAGGGTCCTTTTCGGATGAGTCACGGGCTTCTTGACCTAGGTAAACTGTGTCGGTTTTCCAGGTGTCAGAGTCTTCTTTCCAGCCACCAGAAGGTCCATAGACCTGCTGCAACTTAGCATAGCGTGGGTGGCTAAGTCGCTGCTTGATGGAGTAGACGAACTCACGGGCTTTATTTAAAGTCTTGGACACCACAATGATACGTACGTTGGAATCCATGGCAATACGGTAGGTGGAATAGCCTACGGTGATTACGGTGGATTTGGCGTGCTCAGGTGGCACATTAATTAAGATACGGTTCTTGTTGCCCTTTTCATAGGACATGGCTGGATGGAGCCAACTAGGCTCCCTTCCCTCCAGAACGTCAATCCAGTCCTGTTGGTGAGGGAATACTTCGTTACCTAGGAACTCTTTGGAGAACGTGGCGAAGTCTATGTTCTTGCCGTTCTCGCTACCTAAGGTGACCTTCATTAAGTCTGAACCCTTAGTGCGGGCTTCCTCTAGGTCTTTGGCAAAGCGAGCGTCAGTGAGCCACTTTTTTAGAACATCGGGCTTGCGACCGACCATGGCAATGGCGGCTCGCACCTCAATGCCATTCTCTACGTGGGCTATAACCTTGGCTTTATCTTCTCTAAGGCGTACCACATTATGGTGCTCTGCACCGCCCTTGGCTGCCATATGAAGTTATCCTATCTGGTTATTTCTTGCCTGTCTGTGAGTAGCCTCTTCCACTTTGCGTGGCTGCTTTACCCTGAGTCTTTAGTTTGTTCTTTACGCCAGTCTTGACTGGCATGGAAGGCTTAGTTGCTGAGACTGACTTTGGAGTAGCCTTAGGGTAGTCTGCTTTAATCTTGGCACGATTAATTTTAGAAACAGCGTTACTTGCTGCTTTAGGGCTTAGGGTTCCAGCCCTGGCTGAGCCTTTT